ATGGCTAATCTCGTTCCCGAGAGACTCAATGATTTCCGCGTATATAAGGATGGTGGGCACTTAATCGGAGTGGCAGATCTCCAGCTCCCGTCGTTCGAGGCGATGACCGAAACTGTGCGAGGTGCAGGCATCGCCGGAGAGTATGAGTCGCCGAACATCGGTCATTTCCAATCGATGAAACTGACATTGAACTGGCGGATTCTGAATGAGAATTTTACTTCCGTCATGGCGCCGGAGGTCATGTCTTTTGATTGCCGTGGCGCCAACCAAGTGTTGGACGCAGCGTCAGGCGTATACTCTCAAGTGCCGTGCCGGGTTTTTGTACGTGGGGTCCCAACGAAAAACGATCCAGGAAAAATGGAAAAAGGATCGCCGTATGACGGCAGTACAGAATTCGAGGTCTCATACATCAAGATCGACATCAATGGAAAAACATTGGTGGAACTCGATAAATTGAACTATAAATACGTGGTGGATGGTACAGACTATCTTGCTGGCGTTCGCAAAGCGCTCGGCATGTAAGGAGGGATGAACATTGACGGAGGTAAAACTGGCTAGGCCGATTGAAGTCAACGGCGAAAAGATTGATACGATTAAGTTGGATTTAGAGAAATTGACGGGTGCGGACATCTTAGCGATCGAGAAAGAATTGAGATTAAAACAAGTGTCTTTTAACATCCTTAGCCAAGAAACACAATTGGCAATCGCAGCTCGGGCAGCCGGGATGATTGCTGACGATCTGCAGAAGCTGCATTGGTCTGACTTCCTTGAAGTGACAGCCCAAGTGCAGCTTTTTTTAATCGATACGGAATCAGAGGGACAAAAGACATCCGAAAAATGACGTTGAGGCTCGCTATGGCTACGACAACATCAGTGGAATACTATCTCGGACAAACATTCAGTGAGATAGACGAATGGATTGATGTTGTCCACGAAATCCAAAAAGAAGAGGCAGAGAGGTGATGGCGTTGGCTAGAAAAGTGTTAGAAATGAGCTTTCATATCGCCGGTAGGCTGGGCAATAGTTTCACCAACGCTTTCGCCTCGGCCTCGGCTAAAGCAGAGAAACTGAAGCAGGAAGCAAAGGAACTCAAATCCAGCTTGCGAGCGCTGGATAAGGAATATAAAAGCGGCAAGCTCTCGGCAGAACAATACGCCGCAGCGCATCAAAAATTAGTTTCCCAGCTCGAAAAAGTGGCGCAGAAGCAACAAAAAGTAAAGGAACAGCTGCAAAAGCAGAAGCAGTTGATGCAGCAGTTTCAAGATACTCGAGGCAGGGTATCTAGCGCGGTTGCGGCGGCTCTCCCTATGGCGGCGGCATCAGCAGCCACGACAGCGGCGGCGTACTCCTCTATCCAAAAGGCTATGGACTTTGAGGCGCAGCTCTCATCGATCAAGGCTGTCACAGGACTCACGAGCCAAGAGATGGAGAAGATGCGTCAGTTGGCGCTTGAGACCGGAGCGAGCACAAAATACAGTGCTTTAGAAGCGGCACAAGGAATTGAAGAATTATTGAAAGCCGGGATATCACCAGCTGTTGTACAGGCTGGAGGACTTGGGGCTGCGTTAAACTTAGCGACAGCTGGTGGGCTTGAGCTGGCTGAAGCAGCCGAAATCATGTCAGACTCTCTGCACGGATTCAAAAAAGATGCTTTGACGGCAGCCCAAGTGGCAGATATTCTCGCTGGTGCAGCCAATGCTTCTTCTTCTAATGTACAGGAAATGAAGTATGCACTAAGTGCAGTCGGTCCAGTTGCTGACGGAATCGGTGTAAGTTTTAAGGAAGTCAATGCCGTTCTCGCTGCGTTTTCTAACAACATGCTAAAAGGCAGCGATGCCGGTACGTCACTCAAGACATTTTTGGCCAATGTCCAGCCGAAATCGAAAAGAGCGGCCGAACTGTTCCGGAAATATGGGTTGATCCTCAAAGATGGCACGAACATATTGTTCGATGCGAACGGTCAGCTAAAAGACATGGCTGACGTCGCGGAAATTCTGCGGCAAAAATTCGGACAACTCACCGACCAAGAGCGCACCAACGTATTTTTTGAGATGTTCGGCTCTGACTCCATCCGGGCAGCGACGATCCTGGCGAAAGAGGGCGCGGCTGGCATCCAAAAAATGTACGATGAGATGTCAAAAGTGACAGCCCTCGATGTCGCTAAAGAAAAAATGAACAATGCAGCGGGCGCGGTAGAACAACTCCGTGGCGCGTTTGAAACGCTTCAAATCATCGCGGCAGAGGGTACGCTCTCAGTGATCAAAAAGGTGGCACTGGCAGCGGCGGACATCTTCGAAAACAACACCGACCGAGCCGAGAAATTCGGGAAGCGGATAGGAAAAGCGCTCGACGACATCTTGTCACCGTTTACCACGACGAAGCCGGCATTTGATCCGTTGCGCGCCAAAATGGATCCGGGCTATCTCGAAGAGTACCGCGCAGAGTGGGAGAAATGGAACAAGTTCAAGGACATGGATTTCAGCGATAAAGTCATCTATGCCTTGGACGAAACAGCAACAAAAATCGAAGACTGGGTGAACGGCCCAGGTGGCAAGAAGTTTGAAGCGATTTTTGCAAAGCTGGCTGAAATCTCTGTGAATGCTTATGTCGGCGCATTGAAGGGGCTTTTAACTAGCGCGCTGAATCAACTCGGACAAGGGAACTTTGCTAGTGCAGCAGGGCTTGGGCTATTAGCAAACATTTTAACCGGTGGACTTTTAGCCAAAGGGGCGATATCTGCTGGTAAGTATGTATGGGACAAGCGTGGCGCGGCCGTCGAGGCAGCAAAGAAAATTAGGGGGAAAACGCCGCCGGATACCACTCCAACTCCGCCGCCCGCCCCGAAACAAGCGAAGGCTCAAGCCCAAACACAGCCGCAACCGCAACCGAAAAGCGCTACGGCAAAAGTTGTGCGCCTCAGTGAATATCGGAACGCTAAATCAGCAAGTACGGCCGGTAAAGCGACGGAACAAGTCGCGAAGTCGTCCGGAAAACTAGCTCGCGCCGGCGAGACTCTGTCCAAAGTCAGTAAAGTGGCGGGGAAGCTAGCGCTGCCAATAGGCCTTGCGACAGAAGTGTACGGAATATATAAGGCTCAAGACAAAACTAAAGCGACTGTACAAGCAGCAGGAGGACTGGCCGGTGGATGGGCCGGCGCGAAAATTGGCGCAGCGCTCGGAACTGCCATAGCCCCGGGGATCGGAACAGCGATTGGTGGTGTGCTTGGTAGTATCGGCGGGTATTTGCTGGGGAAATTTGCGGCTGGCAAGGCGACTGACGCGGCTAGGGCAGCGGCTCAATCGCCCGGGTCGGCATCAACCACGTCGTCTCAATCGACTGCTGACGCAAGCGGCATCAATCAACAGGCCGCATCCCTAATAGCGGCGATGGCGCAAGCGGAACAGAATTTTCGTTTGTTAACGATGTACGTCGGGCAAGCGACCGGCCGGATTGTCGGCGCAATTTTTCCGTTAGCACAGAACGCCCAGCTCGCCTCGACCAACATGTCGCTTTTGACGATGTATACAGGGCAGTCGATTTCCAGAATCGTTGGCGCTATCTTTCCATTAGCCCAAAATGCCCAGTTGGCATCGCATAACATGACGTTGTTGACGATGTACACCGGCCAGGCATCAGGGAAGATTGTCGGCGGCATTTTCCCTATCGCCACGCACGGGGCACAAGCCTCGAATAACATTTCACTATTGGCGATGTACGCAGGAAGAGCGAGCGGCTGGATAGCCTCTCTTTTTGGAGTGCACGCCAGTGCCAGCTCGGTCAAAACCAACCTGTCCTTGCTAGCCATGTACATTGGTAAGGCAAGCGGGTGGGTCGCTTCGATTTACGGTATCCAAACCAGCGCAGGAATGGCCAAAGGGAACATGTCGCTTTTGGCGTCCTATATAGGCAAAGCGAGCGGCTGGGTGGCATCGATTTACGGAATTCAGTCAGCTGCCGATGTGGTGAAGTCTGCACTGAATCGCTTGGCTGCCCGTATTGATTCCGTGCCGGCTCCAAGGTTTTCAGGCGGCGGAAGTGGAAGAGTAGAAAAACATGCGCGAGGCGGCATTTTCCGCAAAGCTCATGTAGGCATGGTCGCAGAGGCAGGAAAACCAGAGGCGATTATCCCGATTCGTCCCGGCGATCCTCGTTCGTTATCGTTATACGAGCAAACGGGGCGTATGTTAGGGCTTGGCCAAAAATCAAAAGAGCTTACAACAGCGTCTGTGCAGCAGATTCATATCACTTTTGCCCCTGTCATTCACGGTGCGGAAGCAAGGGAAATCGAGCCTGTTTTGAAGCGCGAGCGAATTAATTTTGAGTCGCAGATGAATTCGTTCTTTCGCAAAAAAGCGAGGGTGTCGTACACATGAAAACGTACACGACAAAAAAGGGAGATACTTGGAGTAAAATCGCATATGAACAATACGGCAGCGAGTATCTCATGACAGTATTGCTGGACTATAATCAGCGATATCGAGATATCGCTGTCTTTTCGCATGGGGTCACATTGCAAATCCCTGATATTGAGGGATTGGCGGATGAAACACCGTTCTGGATGAAAGAGGTTCCGGAAGAGGTTGAAGACACAGAAGCGGCCGTTGACGATCATGTAGAAGGTATGGAAGATGTGATGGAGGGCGGGGCATATGGCTAATGCTCGTCGGGCCTATCTAAGCTTGAAGTACAATAATCAGAAATTAGATGCCTATATACATCCGTTTTTAAAGGAATGGGTGATCACGGACAATTTGTCTGGAGCTGCTGACGATTTGGAAATTTTATTGGAAGATACACAAAGACTCTGGCGTGGTTCATGGATGCCGCCTCAAGGGGCGCTCCTCACCGCGTCTATTGTGCACCAGAACTGGTACGGTGACGGGAAAACACATACGAAAGTCATGGGGCTGTTCGAAATAGATGAAATCGGTCTAAAGCATAGGGAAGGGGTTCGCATCGCCGCCATCAGCATTCCTGAGTCCGGTAGTCTTCGCGGTCAGCAAAAAAGTCGGTCCTGGGAAAAAACTAAGCTCAAAACGGTGTTTTCGGATATTGCCAAAGCAAATGGCATGAAATTGCAGTACAATTCCGATGAAAATCCAGACGTTGACCGGGTTGAGCAAGCGAGCGAGCAAGACATCAAGTTTCTGATGAGACTTTGCCAAGAGAACGGGCTGTCTCTAAAAATCTCAAATAAAACTATTGTGGTGATGGACGAGGCGAAATATGAGAAGGCAGCTGCCCAAGCGACCGTGCAGATGAGTGACCCGTATCTACTTGACTATGAGTTCATAAAAAGTTTGAATGGGCGATATCGAGCGGCAAAGGTGGAATATCGCGACCCATCGAAAAAGAAGACGATCCGATATACCTTTACGCCATCGAAAGCCCCAAAAGTCGGGCGGATTTTAGTGATCAACGAACAGGTGAAGAGTACGGCCGAGGCGATGAAGCTCGCGAAAAAGAGGTTGAGGGAAGCGAACAAGGACGCGGACACTGCGTCTTTTCTTTTTTCGGAAATCAAAAATTTTTTCTCCGGCATGACGATCAATGTAAAGGGGTTCGGCGGGTTTGACGGCAAGTACATCATCACTCAAACCCGTTTTGCAGGCGGGGAAAACGGGACTGTAACAGCAATCAATGCCAGGAAGTGCCTGGAGGGATACTGATGGATATTGTTAGAGTCGGGATTGTGTCCTCGGTGAATGCGGAGAAGTGCAGAGTCAGGGTGACCTTTGACGACCGGGATAATCTAGTGACGGCAGAGCTCCCCATCGTAGTCAGAGGGGCGATGAAAAATAAGGAGTACTGGATGCCGGATGTCGGAGAGCAGGTGCTCGTGTTGTTCTTGCCGAACTCCAATCACGAGGGTTTTGTATTAGGCGCACTATACAACGACGAAGACGTTCCGCCGGAAAAGGAAAAATATATGCGCACGATGCGATTTGAGGATGGAACTACGATCCGGTACAACACGAAAGCACGCGCCCTTTCTGTCGAATGTAAGGGGCCGATCACTGTCAGGACAGACGGAAATGTGACAGTCATTGGCGATGTGATCGCGGACGGCGTGAGTCTCAAGAATCATACACATATTGGGGTAAACGGCGAAACATCTCCGCCAGTTAGGGGTGAGGCTGTTGGCGAAAATCGGTAGTTTCGCAGGTATTGTGTTTGAGGTATCGTCACAAAAAATACTCACAATGAACGAGATGGAACGGAAGAGTGAATCAAGATGGCAAGAGCATGAGGTCATTGCTAGGAAGCCGGTTCCTGAGTTCTTAGGGCCTGGTCTCGAGGAGATCAAAATGACGGTGAAAGTCTCATCTTTCCTTGGGGTCGACCCGGCCGACATCATCAAGAAGTTGCGGGCTGCTCGCGATGCTGGGACCTATTCTAAATTCATCATCGGCAACTCACCAATCAGTACATCGTACTGGGTCATATCAGAAATGAGGGAGATATATAGTGCCCGGGCGGCAGACGGCGCACTGTTGTCAGCAGATCTCGAGCTCATACTGACTGAGTATCCAGAACCATATAAGCCGGTCATAAGTAAGCCGAAACCCCCTCCACCCAAAGGCGGTGGATCATCAAAAAAAGGGCCAATCGGCAAAATCACTGTACGGGTAGGGATGTTGAACCTTCGTTCGGGGCCAAGCCTCAAAGCTCGCATCGTTCGCGTATTGCGTAAGGGGCAATCGTATAAGGTGTACGGCACCGTAAAAACAGACATCACTTGGTACAGCCTGGGCGGAGGGACGTATGTTTCTGCCAATCCTAAATACGTCCGGTTCGAAAAGGTGTGATGGACATGGAGAGAATCAACTACGGAGCGACGGGAAGTGAGGAGATTATTCAAAACGTGCGATTTATTCTCTCGACGATCGTAGGGACGTGTGTGTTGGATATTCCTATGGGGATTAGTTTTGGTGTGGTGGATGCTCCTATCCAATTCGCGCAGGCTGCGATTACGGCTGAGGTAATTGAGAAAATCGAAAGATACGAACCTCGTGTATCGGTGGAGAGTGTGGAGTTTTATGCTGATCCACTCGACGGGCGACTAATCCCGCGCGTAAAGGTGGCGATAAAGGAAAATGGCGAGATTTGGACTGCCTGACATAGACTTTGTCAACCGAGACCCAAGCGAAATCGAAGCAGAAATGGTAAACAAATTTGAAGAAAAAACGGGAATCCATCTCGCAGATGCAGACCCGCGCCGAAAGTTTATACAAGCCATCGCTTACGCTCTCGCTCTGGCATACAACCGGATCGATTACACTGCTAAACAGAACTCTCTGGCATATGCGGAGGATGATTATCTCGATCACATCGGCAGCCGGAAAGGGGTCCCTCGGCTTGGGCCGAAGGCAGCGGAGTGCATCATGCGCTATGAGCTGAATCCTATCAGAAACATGGTCATCCCGCAAGGGCACCGGGTATCATACGGCAATGAGGTGTTTTTTGCGACCGTTGAGGAGACGATCGTCCCTGAGGGGGCGCAATACGTGGACGTGAAAGTGCAATGCACCGAAGTTGGTCCGATTGGCAACGGCTTCTTGCCAGGGCAAATCACGAACCTAGTGGATCCTATCCCGTTCGTCTCAAAGGTATATAACATCACGGAGACGAGTGGGGGGACAGACTGGGAAGATGATGACTCGTATGCAGAGCGCATCCAGAAATCGCCGGAGAGGTACAGCACAGCCGGTCCGGAGGGGGCCTATATTTTCTATGCTCAAACGGCCGACCAGAGAATTGTTGACGTGGCCATCGAATCGCCGGCGGACGGAGTGGTTGAGATTATTGTTTTGCTGCAGGACGGAGAAATCCCAGACCAAACCGTCTTGGATAGGGTACTCGAAATCTGCAACGACAAAACAGTTCGGCCACTCACGGACCGGGTGGTTGCGCGCGCTCCGGATGTCGTAACGTATGACATCGCTCTGACCTACTACGTGCCACGCAGTAAGGCGAACGTGATCACGGATATCCAGGCGCAAGTGCAAAAAGCGGTTGACGAGTACATCGTCTGGCAAAAAAGCAAGCTTGGCCGTTGGGTCGATCCAAGTGAGTTGATCGCCCGGGTAAAGGCGGCCGGCGCGTCACGCTGCTTCGTGCAAGCGCCAGCAGGCTTCATCGAGATTACCAAGACGCAGGTAGCCAAAGAGAACAACGTGTCTTTGACGTTCGGAGGGCTGACCGATGATTAGGCTAGATGACTTGCGCCTGACTGATATTCTTCCTGATAGCCTGCAAAAGGATGAAGTCACTGTCGCTCTCGCGGAAGCGATCGAGTATGAATTTAAGCTTTTTTTGCGGCAGATCGAAATTCTCAATCCGATGGCAGCCCCGCCGTCGTTCGCGTTGGATATGGTCGCATACGAGGAACACGTCGATTTTTATGACACAAATCTGCCCGAGCAGCAAAAACGCACACTGATTGCAAACGCAGAGCTGGTGCATAAACGAAAAGGGACCGTCTGGGCGGTTGAGGAAGTCGCATCGATCTTCTTCAAAAACGCACGGCTGCGGGAGTGGTTCGAATACGGCGGACAGCCCTACCACTTCAAGATTGAAACGGACGAGGATTTTAAAAACGAGAGTGACATCCCGGTTTTATTGCGGTTGCTCTACGCTAACAAGCGTAAGAGCACAAGGCTGGATGCTGTTTGGTTCCGCAAAAGCGAGGGAACCTATTTCAAAATCGTCCATACTGACCGGATACGCATTAAACCGGTCGTGACGTTCCGAACCGGGATGGCAATGCCAGGCGGATCATCGCAGACGCGGGCAAGGGTTTTGCCGGCATCGGCGGATGGAGTAGCCACTCCTTATTTTACTGGTGAGATTTATCCTGGACGGCTAAACAACGACACGAAAACGGGCGCTAGAACAGCGTCTTTTTTAATGCTGTCGCAACAATATGCCAATGGATATAGCACGTACCATTATTCGCCGATGCCTCTCGGCAATGCGACGGCAGAAAAAAACACAGGTGCATCTATCGTCTTGCCGCGGACCAAAAACGGGGCGTCCACTGTCGCGTTCTGTGGCAAAACTTACGCAGGGAAAAGGTGGTGATCATGATGTTGACGACGCAGGCATTACAGAAAATCGCTAGCGTAATTGATCAAAATTGTGTCTCTGCCGACTATACCGTAGACGGACGAGTGCATCAAGGAAAGATTAGGAGGTCAATCGTCTCCGGCACAAGCGTCATCAAGCATGTCTACCTCACAACAAAGGATCCTGTCGGGAGAGTGACGAAAGTGCGCTTGTTAGACGCGGACGGGAATGTTTTTGCGGAACTTGCGACCGATAAAATACACGAGAAAAACAAAGGACGTTTATTTGAATTTAAATTCACAGTGCAGGAGGGATGATAAGTGGCAGACATTCACCGCAGTCGGACGTACGAGGCAACCGTCTGGGAGGATCGCGTACTCGACGAAGCGACTGGGCAGGTCATCGTCGAAGGCACGCCGGTCGACGAAGAGAACATGAACAACATCGAGGCTGGCATCTTGCTGGCGCACTATGACATTGGCGTTTTAGCAGAGTTTCTAGCGCAGCAGGCTCGATTAAACAATCTTGAAATTCAGAAGTATAAAAGTCAACGTTTGCTGCAAGGGCAGGCAACGATCGCCGGGACGTCCTCTAACGGCTATTTCCGAGATTCCGAGCCTTTTGTCCAGGTAAGTCTGACGGGATTTGCGCAAATTAACGCGCCGAACTACGACGTGATCGTGACGCCGATCAGCGGCGATGCGGGCCTTGCCGGAAGATTGGAGGTATACGACAAGACTCAAAATGGATTCAAGGTGAGAATGACCGGTAGCGCGCAATCGGTCACTTTTTTATGGACTTTAATCAATCCTGCAGTCTAAGGAGGAGATAAAAATGATTATCACTGAAATTAATCAAGGACCAAAAGCAACATATTCGTTGCAGGGGAAAGTGTTGACAATCGGAGGACAGGTATCTATCGATTTGCAGGAAAGACAGTCTGATGTACAAAAGGTTATCGATATTTGCCTAGACAATCAGCTGCAAACCATGCGTGAAGGCATCGGCGCTTGGTATGTAGCTACAATCATTATCCCTCCTAAGCAACGCGAGCTGGTTCCTAGCGGCGAAGTTGACGAAGAAGGAAACGACATCTATATCGAGCGCGATCGTGAACTTGACATTAATAAAGTTGAACTTCGATTGTGGGCTCTGCCTGCCGGTTATGGCCAAAACGAATCTACAGAACAAGGAGTGACTGAATAATGCCATTTGTACTTTCGATCAAGGACACTTATCGTCAAGCTGTTGAATCCGCCACAGGCGGAAAAAACACGGTCATGTATGATGACAAAGGAAATCCGTCTATCATGGTTTGCATTCCTAAATTCAACTTATCAGATGTCATCAACGGGGCGCCTAACGTTCCGCATCCGGCGTTTGTCGTTAATGGCGTAGTAAAAAGCGAAATCTGGATTTCGAAATATCAAAATATCGTGCATGACGGACGCGCATACTCTATTCCTTTCCAAGATCCGAAGACATCCGTCACATATGACCAAGCAAAGAGCTACTGTTCGGCAAAAGGTCCGGGCTGGCACTTGATGACAAACGCGGAGTGGGCAGCTATTGCCCTCTGGTGCAAGAAAAACGGCTTCATGCCGCGCGGAAACAACAACTACGGCAAGGATATTTCTGCTCCGCATGAAAGAGGAAAAGTCACATACAAATATACAAGCGGTGGCACAGAATATGAAGGCCGTGTTGCAACAGGTTCTGGACCTGCCTCTTGGGCGCACAATGGTATGAATGATGGCATTTTCGATCTCAACGGAAACGTATGGGAATGGGTCGATGGCTTAAAGGTGATTGACGGAAAGATTTATGTCCACCAAGATAACAACTACAATACACCAGAAGGACCGCGCGTAGTCGATCAATGGGTTGACACAGGCGTATATTTCGATAACACGACAGCAGGAGATGCAAACACGACAGATCATGATGTAGGCGGCGATCCTGTCTTGGGGGCAGAAAGAACAAATCCGATGTTTACGACTGATCCGAGTTCAGATGCTTACTACGGGTATAGCTATACGACCTTTGAAACGTTGGGAGCTAAATCCGGCTTCACGGTCCCAGATCTATTGAAGCATCTCGCTATTGCTCCTATCGACGCGAACCATGGCGGAGACGGTATCTGGGTGCGTAACTACGGTGAGCGCATTCCGCTTCGCGGCGGCTACTGGAACTTCGGGTCGAATGCTGGTGTCTTCGCGCTGAACCTGGGCAACGCTCGTACGCTCTCGGGTACCTACGTCGGTTTCCGCTCCGCGTACATCGCGCCGTAATCTGGAATCTGAGAAACTGTGAATCTGACAGGGTCCGCGATAGCGGGCCCTCGCATTTTGAGGTGACTCCATGGTAAATAAAGAAGATTTAAAGGTTCTTCAAAAATGCTATGACATGATCATGTACGGGTATACTGCACTGCGGCAGTATCCGAAGTCAGAAAAACACACGCTTGCGGCTGAAACAAAACGAAGTATGTATGAGTTGTTGAAACTTATCATTCGCGCAAACAAGCGATATTACAAGAAAACGACGCTACAGGATATTGATATTGAACTCGATAATCTTCGATATCTCGTAAGGTTAGGTAATGGCCTTGGATTTTTGCCTTTCAAAAAATATGAAAATTGGTCACGGCTGCTCGATGAATTAGGAAGAATGATCGGCGGCTGGATGAAATCGATCAAACAATAGTACATATCGGGGAACGGGCCATATTTGTGAGCGCATTCCGATTCGCGGCGGCAACTGGAACAACGGGTCGAATGCTGGTGTCTTCGCGCTGAACCTGAACAACGCTCGTACGAACTCGGGTACCAACATCGGTTTCCGCTCCGCGGTTCTCCTCGCCCGAAACTTCAAGCGCATTGCGCTTGTTGGCAGTGCGGAGGAAAACGGGTCCGTTTCCCTGCCCTCTTCAAATGGCTCTTATGGGCAAAAAATTGAATTGCTGGCGAATCAGTTAGTAGGTTCTCCGAAGAGTGATACAGTCAGCTAGGTACAACATACTTTGGAGAGGATTACGATACGATGAAACGGTTAGGAAATTTATACGCGCAAATCATCGACTACGAAAACCTGTGGAATGCTTACCTGAACGCCAGGAAGAACAAGAGATTTCGTGGTGATGTGCTGGAGTTTACACACAATGTAGAGGAGAATCTCATTCAGATACAAAATGAATTGATTTATAAAACCTACAAAGTCGGCCGTTATCGAGAGTTTTATGTATATGAACCAAAGAAACGCTTGATAATGGCGCTTCCTTTTCGCGACAGAGTGGTTCAGTGGGCGATTTACCAAGTTATTGAGCCGCTATTCGATCGTCAATTTATTAAAGATTCTTACGCCTGCCGAAAAGGAAAAGGTGTTCAAGCTGCAGCAGATCGCTTGCAGTATTGGATGAGGAAACTGGATAGGAGCTATGAAAACCCTTATTACTTGAAGCTTGATATTTCGAAATACTTCTACCGGATTGACCACGATGTGTTGATTTCCATTTTGCGCCGGAAGATAAAAGATGAAGATTTAATGTGGTTATTGGAAACCATCATTCATTCAGAGGACACGAAGTTTGGCGTTCCGCTTGGAGATCACGATTTCGAACAAGAACGCATTGACGGTGTGGGAATGCCGATCGGCAATCTCACAAGCCAACTCTTTGCGAATCTTTATCTTAATGAGCTTGACCAATATGCAAAGCATGAGTTGCATGCACATTACTATATTCGTTACATGGACGATGTCGTTATCTTACATCCCGATAAAAGAGAGCTTTGGAAAATGCTTGAAGAGATAGATATATTTTTGAGAAGTGAATTACGTCTTCAATTAAACAATAAAACTGCCATCCGCCCTATTCGTCAGGGTATTGAATTTGTTGGCTATCGTATATGGCCGACTCATAGGAAACTGAAAAAGAAAACAGCCAAGAAAATGAAAAGGCGCTTGAGATATTTAAAAAAGGCTTATGCCCGAGGGGAGGTGAGCGCCGATGAGGTCAGAGCGACGCTGATGTCTTACTTAGGACTAATGAAGCACGCGGATTGCCATCGGTTGAAGCAGAAGATTTTGAGGGATTTCACTTTAAAAAGGAGTGTATAAGCAGCCAATCAGCTGCTTTTTTATTTTGTTGAGAAAGGGGGATCGGCGTGACGGTCGAAGTTGGGGTGTTGATTGCAGCGCTCTCGCTGATCATTAGCTATCTGGCCTACTCACTCAACAGGACTAAGGCGTTGAAAACAGACAGCCAGGAAAGTGCAGAGCTAAAGGCGGAACTGGGGTACATTCGAAAGGGGGTTGATGATATCAGGATTGACCTAAAAGCGAACGAAAAGCAAATGATTGCCCTGGGGGAACGTATCACAAGGGTGGAGGAAAGTTCAAAACAGGCGCATAAACGGATCGATAACTTGGAAAAGGAGCTGGGTTAGGATGGACAAGGCGAGCGTCACGCGTTTTGCGTTGCTTATTGTAGCGGTTGTTAATGCTGTTTTAAATATGACAGGATATCAGACTATCCCGGACGACCTGGTGAACAATGTCATCGCTGTGGCGTCCGGTCTCTATGCATTGTACATGGGTTGGAAGAACAACTATTTGAGCAAGAAGGGGCGCAAGCAAAAAAAGGTATTAGAAAAACATGGATTGTTGTAAAGAGCAGCGAAAACGTTGCTCTTTATTAATTTTCAGATCAAAAGGGGGCATTTACATGAGATATAAGTTCGAACAACTACCACAATTGATTGATGTGAGAGGAAAACTCCCTCATAAAGGACAATATGATGTTCGGAAGGGCGGCGTAAAAGCGATCACAACAAGGGTCTGGCATCATTCACTTACCAAATTGAATTTAAAGGGTTCAAATGTTCAATCTTTTGCTGATTTCCATGTTCGTACAAATGGATGGCCAGAGATCGGTTATGCATTTGTTATCGATCCAAACAAAGTGGTTAATGAGCGTGCAGCAATTTATTACTGTGTGGACGTTGCTAAAAAGTCATATCACGTCGGTAACAGCAACAATTTCTCATTAGGGATTTGCGTTATTGGCGATTATCGATATGATAAGCTGTCTGAACCTGCTATGCGTTCTATTGCTGAACTACACGATGCTTTAACAGCGGATGGCATTGGTAAAGAAGATAAATCGCATAATGAAATGCCAGGATATGCTTGGAAGCAATGCTGCGTTTACGACTACCGGAAAGCCATTCAATGGAAAGGTGAAGCAACACCGAGCAAGCCGGCACCACTGCCTGACACATATACAATCCAGGAAGGGGATACATTCTGGAGCATCGCAGCAAAAGATGGACCAGAAGGAATTACGGTTGAAGATTTAATAGCAGCTAATCCAGGAGTAGATCCAAGAAACCTGAAAGTCGGACAGGTTATTAACCTAGGGCGCGCAAAAAATGCATATACGCCTAAACCTGACGCTCCCAAAAAAGAACAATCCGAATATAAATATCCTCTGCCGTCTGGGATCTTGAAGCGTGGCTCAAAGGGCCCTAACGTTAAATTGTTGCAGAATGCTCTAAACGCCGTAAACTTTAAATGCGGAGAAGCGGATGGGGTATACGGTCCCAAAACAGAGGATGCAGTTCGCAGATTCCAAAAGGTTTATTTGCCTTATGAGGTTGACGGAGTATATGGTCCAAACACAATGGAAAAATTAAAAGCAGTATTAAAATCAAAAGGTTATTAAATGATTGCCCTTCTCATGTGAGAAGGGCTTTAATCCTCAAACACTTCATTCATCAATTCTTCAATCTCTTTTCGAAGTTTTTCTGTTTCTTTTTTATCAATCATCACCTCAATAATAACAACATCCCCTACGTCAATTTCTTTTGGAAAAATAGTCTTCGGAAGGTCAAGAGTTTTTTTATCAATCTCAACTACTGCAATATCGCCTTCAAAACGATCGACAATTCCTTTGACTTTTCTTTTCATTTCATTTTATTATTGATTCATGAAAGGAACTCCATATTTGTCAGATAAATCTTTAAGATCGTAATATGCTTGCCGTTCTAACTCTCTTGCTTCACTCAAAAGATTGTTTGCAGAAGTGATTTTTGATGCGTCTCCGGCATTGATAGCAGCAATAATTTCAGAAAACGCCTGGTTGTTTTTAGCCATCATTTGATTTAATTTTTCTTGGACATCACGGAACTCTTTTTCTTCTGGCATGACGCTTTCCATTTTCTCTTGTAATTTATTTCCTTCAGGCAGCAATTCATTAGATATAGCTGCAGCAAATTCTTCGTTAGAGATTTGACCGTTCGCCGACTTGGTTCTTAGATCCTCATATTTTTGTCCCCAAGTACCGATCTCTTGAAGGATAGGCGTGATGGAATTTAGATAGTTTTCAAAAGCCTCTTTACCATCGCTTTTCTGCTGGTCAACGCCTTGAACTTGGTCTATTTGTTTTGAGTCTTTTTCTGGTGCGCTAGCCTTTTCGTTGTTTCCGCATCCAGAAAACAGCGCAGATACCACAGCAATTAAAGTGATGAGCAGTGTTTTTCTCATTCGATTTCCCCCTTAATTACCTATATAAATGAGTTAATTTAGTTAAATTATAGTACAAAAAATTGGTTTATGGTCTATATTTTATAAAAAGGGAAATATTTCTCGACTGATCAGTGTAATAACGCCTACTCATTTTGAGTAGGCTCTTTCTTTATCCATATCTCATTGATCGGCATCCCTAGTTCCTCACAGATTGCATAGGCTACATTGAACGATGGTAGCTGCTTGTCGTTAACGATGGCGCTTAGCGTTCCAGGGCTAATATTGATCCTCTTAGCAAATTCCCCGTGTTTAATGCTTTCTTGGGCTAGGATCACCTTTAACATGCATTTATATCCAGTCATCGAATCCCCTCCAGTTTTTCATTTCGCCGTAAGGTCGTTCTGATCCTCCAGAAAAGGATAAGATGTATCGGAATTTTTTTCGATGGACAAGATAAACGGACAACCACTGGCACATAGACTCATAACACAAAAGCCACACAGTAGCAAAACTTTCCCTTCACTTCATTAGGCGTCCCAGTATCACTCTCTCGACAGGATTTCGAAACTGTTTATTTTCACTTCAGTCACTTTTTCTACACTGTTCTTCTAGTGCACTTGTACGAGCGAAATGCCTCATGTACCAAGAAATCCAGCGTTTGTTAGGAGGAGCGAAGCGACGACGAGGGAGGAGGGGGAGCGCGAGGGGGAAGAAAACCACAAACAAAAGAGGTGATAGGAGTGCTTTTCAGACGGCAGCCGGAAACCATCCCGTTTCGAGAATTCATGGGTGGAAAACAGACAGCTGGAAAACGGGCGAAGACAGGCGTAGTTGTCCCGGCGTTGTTCCCGGTCATTACTCCGGAGAACTTATTTCCTATCCAAGATCACGACTTTTCGTTATTAATGATAGGGGTTGGATCAATTACACTGGCAGCCTTTTTAGAAAGAGGGTTGGTTATGATAGGAATGACCGATATGGCTGAAAAAGTCGCCGGTTGCGGACGCATTGTATTTCCGGTAGTCGTTTATGGGGCGGTGTTGTGGTTATTTTTTAACCTGGGAGGGCTGTGATGTGATAAAAGAATGGCTGCAAAAACAACGGGCTAAGTCTCAGTTACGGAAGGCGTTTCGGGCGGCTGGGTTGTATGTGACCTATCGTAGTGGTGCGCGAGAGCTAATGGTTTTCCCGAAAATTCATAGCGTAACGAGCGATGACGGTAGGATTGAGTACGTATTTACCCTTATTGACGGTATGGAACCGAAAGAGGTTTTTAAGAAAGAATATGTGTTTCAACAAGTGTTCGGTCAGCATGTTCAATTGGAGGGAGATTATAAAAGATTTACGCTGACCATTTATCATCGAGGGTTACCCAATGAGCTTTCCTATAGCTTTGAAAAGATCAAACCGCATCTCGAGGGGTTAGCGCTTCCGATTATTTGTGGAATGGATCGATATGGGCAATATATCGCCTATGATGCGATCCAAGAGCCGCATTTGCTGATCGCCGGCGAGAGCGGCAGCGGGAAGTCAACACAGTTGCGTTCTATCCTCACAACGCTCATTCAGTATTACGATGAAAGCAAGCTTCACATTTACTGCGCTGATTTGAAGATGTCAGAGTTTCATATTTTCAAACGCTGTCGTCAAGTGAAAGCAGTTTGCACAACTCCAGGACAACTAAAAAGGACGCTATGGTTTATCCAGGCTGAAATGAATCGGCGCAGCCGGATGCTCCATGAAAAAGAAGTGGCTCATATCAATGATTTGCCGGAATCGGCACGACCGCCTATCATTCTTGTTTGCATCGATGAGCTAGTCGTCGTGAAAGATGAAAAAGATATCATGGACACGTTGGTTCAGCTTGTAGCGATCGGTCGGGCGCTCAATATAATTGTGATTTTATCCATGCAACGGCCGAGCCACGACATACTCGATACAAAAATAAGGGCGAATTTAACGGTGCGGATGGGTTTTCGCGCGGCCGATTTGTCAAACGCTAAAATCATCGGCACGCCAGGGGCGGAAAAAATCAGCATTGAACAGCGCGGTCGGTTCTTGTTGAAGCGAGAAGGATTAGTGGAACTTCAGGCGCCGTTTTTGTCTCTGGAACGGGCGCAGAAGATTCTCGAGGCATACAAGGTGGCTGATCGAGGGAATGTCTTGCAAGCCGGTTTGGAGATGACTAACCCTCAGGATCATGTCAGTGAAGAAATGATTTTAGGGGTGTTAGACGATGCTGACCAAACGTGATAAAGCGATCATCGCCGATTTACAACGATTCCGCGTGATGAGCCGCGACGACATTGCGGAGATCCATTTCAAAGGGCTAAAGCGTCCACAGGAAAGCGCCAATAACGTCCTATTGCGGCTGGTTCGCGACGGGCATATACAGCGTTCTACTGCGTTTATCCCTTACGTGTATTTTTGCGCTGAGAGCAACATCAAAAAGAACTCACAAAAAATCCCCCATTATCTCGAGATCGTAAAGGTGTATAAAGAAATTCTTTCAGCCGGACCGGTCGAGCAGTTTATCGTCGAGCCGAAATATCGAAAAGGGCTGGCTGAACCCGACGCGTTTTTTATCTATCAGCGGACGCCGTTTTTCCTCGAGTGCCAACGTACTTTTTACACTGAAAAAATGATCGAGGAAAAACTAAGCCGGTATATCGCCCTATACGAAAGCGGACTGATCGCTGAGGAGCCTTGGCAGCCGGCAGGAAAAGTAGTATTCCCGTACATTCTCATACTGTCAGATACAAGGTATGCTCTTGATCGGCCATATCCTTTTCGGGTTTTCCAGGCGCCATCGTTTCTGGGGTTCTTGCGGTCATTGAAACAGCCGCAACAATCACAGCAGTCAGTTTACTCCGATATAAAGGTAGCTGGAGCGCGGTTGAAACTGCGTGATCCGCAAGGAGGGACATCATGGACAGATTGATAGTTAGGTTACTCCTTCTTCACGCTTTTATCGCTGATCAGCGGAACGAATATGCTAAAATGGAAACAGAAGACGTCGTGGAACAGGCTTTTGCCGAGGGAATCGTCGCAGCGTGTGAGTTTTTTGAAGAGGCTTTGGAGCATATGATGGATTATAGATAG